TTACAGGGCTTTTTCGTTTCTGCCTTTTGGTGGTGTCGAAGAAGTGTCGAAAACCCCCGCCCCAGCATCGGCTTGCTTTAAGCCAACATCAGCCTCTTTCACGACGAACCGACGAGATGGTTCACGCTCGCCACGATGAATTTCGTCCATCTGTTGGACGCTTTCCAGAAGCTCATCGAATAGACCTGTCATGCCCTATCACCCAAACGGTTACCTGTGCCAGATCTCAGCATTCACGCGCTGATCTGCCTCCGGGTTATCAATGACTCGATAACCATCCCAGTAGGAATGCGCCCCCCACTCCTTACTGAAGCGCTTCGACGCTCTCGCCTTGAAGTTCGAACATTCCATCTGAGACCACTCCATACGCTCTGGAGCGCATTTTGGATGCTGGATGAATATCGACTCGAACTTCGCCTTGTGAATCTGATAGTCGTAAGGTGCGGGATCTGCAGCCAAGGCTCTGCTGGAAATCAACAAAACCGCCAAAAGGTTCTTCATAAACTCTCAGAATCAGTGACGCAGGGACTGCTCAATGATGCTAGTGGACCAAGCCTGATCGCATCATGCAAATGCTCAGGCGCGAGGTGTGCGTATCGCATCGTCATGTTCAGCGAGGCATGGCCCAGGATCTCTTTCAGCGTCACGATATGGCCACCCCCCATGATGAAATGAGCTGCGAACGTGTGCCGCAGGATGTGGCTTGCTTGTCCGCGTGGTGGCTTGATCGACGTCGAGAGCAGGACCAGCCGAAACACGCCAATGCAGTTGGTGAAAGGCCCGAAGGTTTGCCAGTGCTTCTTGATCGCCGCGACCAGCTCCGGCGTTACCGGGACCATCCGCACCCGCTTCGACTTCGTATTGGCGAACACCAGGGCGTTGCCTCTAATCCGCTCCGGTCGCAGCGCCTGAGCCTCACCCCACCTCGCCCCGGTCGCCAGACAGATCCTCGCCACCATCGCCGGATGTGGAGACGTGGTCCGCGCCTGGAGTGCATCGAGGAGCTCGGAAATCTGCGGCTTGGTCAGGTAGGCCAAGGGGCGCTCCTGCAACCGAACCGGACGAATACGGGTGAACGGACAGGGATAGTCGATCACATCGAGTTTGTGCAGCTCGTTGTAAACCGCTTTCAGGTAGCCAAGGCGATTGTTCGCCGTCTTGCCGGTGACACCAGCTGACATCCAACGCGCGCGTGTGGCGGCGATCTTCGCGCCATCGACCATACGAGCTATCGGATCGCCCATCGCCTTGGCGCATGCCCGCAGGATCGCCACACGCCGAACGCCATCGGAGAGCGAGACGCCGTGAAGATCGAACCACAGCTCGACCAGCTCTGACAGCCTGCGCTTGTCCTTTGGCCGCGGAGCCCAATCGTTTGATTCGCTGCACTTGGCCCGACAGATCCCCTCGAAGCGCATTGCCTCGGCCTTGGTCTTCAGCGTCTTGCGAAACCGCTTGCCTTTGACCGGCTCAACGTCGACCCGCCAGCGACCGTCAGGGAGCTGCTGGATCGCCATCAGACCGCTCTGCCCCATCGAACGTGACGCTCTTGAAGCAACGTCTTGATGTGCTTGTACAGATCACGCTCGCTCATGTCCTTGGCAGCATAGTGGTCACGAATGACCGGCCAGCATTCCCACTCCTTCAGTCGATCAAATGCGGTTCTAGCGCCCACTCGCTCCCGTGCCAGCAGGCTTACGAAGTTTCCCAGGAACAGCTCCACGTTCTTGCCCGAGAAGCCCCGTGACGTCTTGTAGTAGCGCTTGTATTCCGTTTCATCGACAAGGGAATCGACTGCCACGTCGACTCGCACGTCATCACGCATCAGCGTCCAGATCGGCTCGTACTGCCCGGGGCGATGCAGCAATTTGAACTGGCACAGCCCGTAGCGCCACAGGCCGTCCAAGTGGGCGGAGAACGCCGCAAACGAATCCGTTTCGATGGCCTCGCCGGTCTTCGCACTGATCGACCCGCTGGCGAACTGCTGGATCACAGAGTGGTGATAGCGCAGCTCGACCCGCCATACATCTTGGGTCGGGTCGTAGTTATCAGGATCGGCCGGATCGAACGAATCACGCCGACGCCAGACGCTCTCCCAGAAGTCGAGCTTATCGGTCGCACGGGCCTGTTCGGTTTTGTTGTAGATGCAGAGCTGAACGCCACCAGCAGAACCGAACATGGACGTTTCGCCACGACCGTAGACGCTGGACTTGGTCGCCCAATTGATCTCGTTGATACCCGAAATATCCCGGTGCGTCCGCGCGCGACAGTGCAGGCGTGCCACCAGATCCACCGGAGGCTTCCAGCCCTGGAGATCCAGCGCCAGATGGACAGCGCACTGGTTGCGTTCGCGGTGTGTCATCACGGCTGCGGCGTAGTAGTCCATCCGCTCCTGCAGCCGCTCCGGCGACAGCGCGTCAATGGCGTGCGGTGACACTTCGATTTTCAGGTGCGGGCCGATGTTCTCGAGCTTGGCGTTGAAGTTCTTGATCAGCAGGATGAACCCGAGGTCGGCGTTCTGCAGCTTGTACTGGTAGCCCGAGTCCCGCCCTACCCGTCCGGCGTGCCAGAACTCCCCGGCGAACTCGACCATGACGCCCGGCTTCTCGAACAGCGCCATGATTTCCGGGCGGATCAGTCCTCGGTACAGCTGGCGGACCGTATCGACGCCGCAACGCAGCAAGCGAACGCCCGACAGGTCGGTCAGCTTGGCCGAATGGCTATCGAAGAACAGTCGCCCGCTTGGGGTTTCCTGAAAGTTCTGATCAACACGAATTTGGTTTTTAACGCTCATCTTCTTCTGCTCCAAATTGCAACGAATCGACACTGTTCAGTTGGGTTTATCTGACGTGTTACAGGGACGTCAGCGCGCGCGTTTGCACGCCGGCTCGTGCCTCGCCGCGCGTGCAAAGAGCGCGGAGCGCACGCGCGCTGACGGTCATCACCACAGGAATTGCCCCTTCTGATACGGCACCACGGTCAGGCTCGAGCCACTTGCCGGTTGCGTTGTGACGGGGCGGGATGCCTGCATTGCCGGAGGCGGGCTGTTCTGGACTTGCTGGGTTCGCTCGCCAGTGGAGCGGTCGGGCAAAGTCGGGTCGAAGAAGCCGTTCTCGACCACGCGCATGCAGAAGGCGAAGTCGGTTTCGACCCGCGTGCTCTGCTGCGTGTAGCACTGGCAAACCGTAGGCGTTCCGTTGACTACCGCATGCGCCATTCGCCCGAACTCGCGGGCATAGGTAGCGGGGTCGGTGCTGGACATACAGTAGAGCCGGGGAAACGACACGGGCCGCGTCAGCTCGTCGTAGATCGGCGCCGACGATGGGAGCTGTGGTATCCGAGGCACGCGCCGTCCGATGTAGCTGGCGGCGCTTTCCGGCGCATCGGTTTTCGCCTCGCCTACTGGCTTGATGAATGCGCCGACCGTATCCCTCACTTGATCGACCATGCTCCCGGCCGGCGCGCTGTTGGCTGTCGCGGCTTGCGCTTTCTCGGCGGCGTAGCGCTCATAGGCGCGATAAACGAGGATGCCGGCACCGAGGATCACGCACAGCGCCAGGATGAACTTGGTCGGCACCTTGGTCTGGAAGTGGTGCTTGGCGTTGCTGCTGGTGTAGGCGCCGAAGTAGCGCTTATCCAGGCGCAGCGACTTCTTGTCGGCGTCCTTGAAGCTGCTTTTCAGCTCGACCTTTTCCACCACCACTTCCGACTCGAAGCGCAGCAGTTGGGCAGACTTGAACACGCGCCAGTAGTGAATATGGGAGTTGCACAGCCGGCGCAGGTGCACATCGAGATAGCGCGGGTCCTGGGTGACAAGGTGCACTTCGTGGCCCTGGTGGCGCATGGTCTCGAAGCGGGTGATGTGCTCCGGTGGCCGCGCCCGTGGATCGCGTGCGCCGAACCAGCCCTGCGCCTCGTCGACGACGATGATCGAATCGTTTGGCAGCTCGAACCACTTCTCGGGATCTTCGAACTCGAACCACTGCGCTTGTAGCTGATCGGGCTTGAGGCCGTTGATGTTGTGGAAGTAGACGACCCGACCCTCGGCGTGGGCCTTTTGATCGACCTCCCGAATGGTGTTGAGGGTCTTGCCATGGCCGGGCTTGCCGGTGCGGATAATGAGCATGACGGCGCCTCCTTAGGCTTCGATGGAGGTGCCGCCCGGCTTGTGCCAGACCTGATTGCGTTTACGGTCAGTGGCTTTGTCGATCCCGGCCAGGATGAAGCGTGTGGAGATGGCGGCGAAATACAGGTTCACCACCACATCGAACTTGGCCAGCCCGAGAATCCCCTGGATCACCGGCCCGACATCGCCCATCAGCCCGAACAGGTAGTCCTGCGCCTGGCCAATGATGAGGTTGAAGCCCATGTACGAGACAAAGCCGAAACCGATCATTTTCAGCACCATCTTTACCAGCGGGCCGAGGACGATGATCAGCATCTGAACGATGAATAGAAATTGCATTACTGACCTCCTACGCCGCGACCTACATACAGGGCGGCAAGAACGGTAGCCACGGCCACAAACAGGCCGCTCAGGTCACTGGCGGCGCGGCAGAGCGGCTCATAGCTGAGCTGGAAAGTTCGGCCGCCTGCAGTGGTCAGGCTGAAGCTTTCGGCGGCAGGGCAGGCGGACGGAAGAAAGCGGGTGCCCTGGTTGATGAAGGACGGCACGTCGATGACGCCGGAGCCCTCGTCCAGCTGGAACCGGTCGCCGGTAACAGCCGCCTCGATGGCGGGCTTGTGCTTGGGGAAATCTGTCATCTCCTCAGCGAGGCAAAGCTGTTCCTTCTGCTGCCGGAGCACTTCGCAATCAATCGGGTCGCCACTGCAGGAAAAGCCCGCATCGCATGAACCAGCCGACGCCAAGCGTTCCGGGCCTTCTTCGCCTTCGCCATCTCCTTCGGAACCCTCCTTACAGCCAGACCCTTTGCATTCCTTGCTTTCATCGCCGGGCGTACCGTCAGGATTGGTACCGGAAAGGAATTTCTCTTCGGCAGAGGTAGAGGTACATGGCTTAGCACCAGTGCAGACCGTTTTATCGGTTTTGGTGGTGGTTTCGGTCTTGGTGGAGCCGTCCGGATTGGTGGTCTTGGTGGTGTCCTCGGTTTTCGCGGTGTCTTCAAAGCGCGGCGCGGGCCTGCCAGGGGTGCAATGCAAATAAGCCCCGGCGTTATCGCAGTTGAGCTGTCCGGGTTCTTTCAGTTGCTCATTACTGGTACAGCTTCTGGATTGAGAGCCATCAGGATTCGTTACCCACTCGCCGCATTTGTTCTCGCTCGTGAACTGCGGCGTGCTGTCGGCTGGAGGCTTTGACGGCGGCTGGTCGAAGACGCTGCCGGGAGGCGGGTTGTCCGAGGTACATTGGGAGCCGGCACCCTTGTAAACCACCTTGCAATAGACGGAGTTCAGGTCCTTGCCGGTGATGTCTTCCAGAAAGCGGTTGCAGCCTTTGACCGTAGCGGTGCGGTTGTAGAGGCAGCCGCTTTCACAGATCGAGGATGGAGGCAGCGAAGGCGGCACGGACGGGTCAAGCGATCCGGCGTTGTACTCGTGTACGAACTCGCCGGTTGCGGTGGCGCATTGGTCGGGCTCGGGCGCAACACATGCACCAGTTGTAGCGTCGTATATAGCGGGCGAGGTGCAACCATCACCATAACGGTAAAATAGAACGCCCCCTGCAAGTATCTGAGTGCCTGCCTTGTTATACCTACACTGAACCTGCGTTTCGCTACGGTAGTCAATCTCGCGAAAATCGACGGGTTGCCCCTGGTACGTAGTTACGCTGTCGCATGCGCTCTTGATTGATGTGAAACGAACGAGAGTGGTCGAGTTCTGAGCCCAATAATAATCAGCTGCCCAGACAAGCTGCCCTGCGCATGACGTTAAGCAGAACAAGCAAATGTTAGCCAGTACACGCCTCATGCTTACACCCGCCCAAAAAACACGAGATAAAACGCCAGGGTGGTGAGGATCAGGACGTACAGTTCGTAGCTCATGGCGTTTCCCTAGAAGAGAAAACCCCGCCGGAGCGGGGTTTGTTTGCTTCGGCACATGCAGTGCGCGGTTCCCGGTTACAGGGCGCGGCGCATGTACTTGAACGCCATCGCGGCGATGATCAGGCCGAACACCGCCCAACCGATGGTCCCGACATCTTTGCCAGCCGTGTCTAGTGCCTCGGTTGCTTCTTGCGGAACAGCCGCATAGGCCTGTTGAACAGCCAGCAGGCCGGTTGCAGCAGCGGCGCCAAGGGAGCGGCGCAGGCTCTTGATGTGTTGCAT